GAACGCCTACAAGTACGGTCACCTGATTCAGGTTTCGCGTGAAATGATCGACGACTCTGGCGTTGACCTTCTCGGTTTCCTTGCCCGTCAGTCGGGCATCGCAATCGGTGTCGCTGTCAACACCGCCCTCACCACGGGTACAGATTCGACCATGCCGAACGGCATCGCGGTCGCTGCTGGCTCGGGTGTCACGGGTAGCACAGCAGTCGTTGGTGCGTTCACCGCCGACAACCTCATCGACCTTTCCTACTCGGTCAACTCGGCTTACCGCCGTATGCCCGGTACGGGCTGGATGATGGCGACCTCGGCACTTGCGGCTACCCGCAAGTTGAAGGACACCTACGGTCAGTACTTGTTCCAGCCGTCGCTGCAGGCGGGTCAGCCCGACCAGTTGCTCGGCTACGCGATCTACGAAAACCCCGATGTGGCTGCGGTCGGAACCGCAAACAAGTCGGTGCTTTTCGGAAATCTCCGTGAGTACTACGTCCGTATGGCTGGCGGTATCTCGTTCGAGCGTTCGGACGACTACGCCTTTGCTAACGACCTCATCACGTTCCGCGCCCGTGTGCGGATCGACGGTGACCTGCCGCAGACCGCTGCGGTGAAATACTTCATCGGTGGGGCATCCTGACCCTCTGACTGAATCGCGGGTGGGCCAGATCGCGCAGGGCTGGCTCACCCGCACCCTGCGTTTCTCCTGCGCCTTACCTGCGAGGAAGGGCTATGAATGCAAGTCGTGATCAAAGGCGTGGTAGTCGAACTGCCAGCCCCGGAAGCGCAACGCCTGATGGAGTTGGGTTACGCGCATCCGATGGAAACAGCAAGCGCGGAATCGGGAGACAGATTCTCTTCTACACAAACGCGCCGTGGACAAAAACAGGGTACGGGCAGCAAGCCGCCCAACTCACCCCGCGACTCATCAAAGCAGGCCACCAAACCGCGATCCACGCGAACTACGGGCTTGAAGGCGCAAACACCGTCTGGAACGGAATCGAAATCTACCCGAAAGGGATGAGTGTCTATTCCGATGATGTGGCGGTGGCCCACTATCAAGAATGGTCGCACCGCGCACCAGATCGCAAACCGCTGCTACTGACCCTGTTTGATGTGTGGGTTTTCAAGTCACGCGCTTTTGAGATGGTTCCCCGGATAGTTTCGTGGGTTCCTGTTGACCACACGCCCTGCCCCCCTGATGTTGCCGCGTGGTGCAAACGTGAAAACGTGACAACCGTAGCCATGTCAAAGTTTGGGCAAACCATGTTGCACAACGCAGGGGTCGATGCCCTGTACGCACCGCACGGTATTGAGAAACACTTTATGCCAACCGCAACCTATAAGGGCATGACGGGCAGGCAGTTGTGTGGCGTACCCGAAGATGCGTTTATGGTCATGATCAACGCTGCGAACAAAGGAAACAACCCACCGCGCAAAGCATGGGGTGAGAACTTTCTAGCGTTCGCCATGTTCGCCAAAACCCACCCTGACGCTTGGCTGTATGTCCACTCAGATATTTCGGGGTCGCAGGGTGTTCATCTTCAGCATCTTGCGGAAGCCGCAGGCATCCCCTCTGACCGTCTCGTTTTCGCTGACCAGTATGTGATGCGTACCGGGATTGAACAGGATGCGCTTGCCGCCCTGTATTCCGCTGCTGATGTTTTGCTGGCGTGTTCGATGGGTGAGGGTTTCGGCATCCCTGTTGTTGAAGCGCAGGCTTGCGGTACTCCCGTGATTACCACGAACCAGACCGCGCAGAAGGAACTGAACGGTTCGGGATGGCTGGTGGATTGTCAACCTTTCTGGGATGGATCGCAAAAGTCGTGGTTCCACATGCCTTATATTCGGGAGATCATTGAAGCCCTGAATCAGGCGTATGAAGCCCCTCTGGACGCTTCTGACGCTGCTGAAGCGTTCGCTCAACAATATGAGGCTGACCACGTTTTTAAGACGTTCTGGGAACCGATTATGGCGGTAGTCGATTGATCGCATGGGTGACCCACCATTTGCCTGTTGAAGATACGGGCGGGGGCAGTTGGCTTCCCGGCAAGTATCGGGGCGGGGCGGAAATGTCCGATGCCGCCTACCGTGACTGCGCGCCACCGTGGGCAGAAATCGAACTTATTCCCGCTACGGAATGGCAACGGGCGTTAGGCGCGGAACGCATCGTGATCACTGGTACTGACCAGTTGAGCGAACAGGCGATGGTCACTTTGGCTGACGAAAACCCAATGGTGTTCCTGCATCATGAGCAGACCGAATCGCCGGGACGCTTTGCCTTGTTGAACGCTGCCGACCCTCTCGTTGTGCATACCCCTGCACATATGGAACTTGAATTGTCGTGGTGCGAACCTCGTTCTGTGGAACTGGTGCTGAGTCATTTTGATACCACCGAATGTGTCAACAAAGAGAAAAAGAACTTTGCGTTGTGGGCTGCTCGGAATCACCCGTTGAAAGGTTTGCAGCAGGCGAAGGTTTGGGCATACAACTTCGGCATCGACCTGCTGGCTGTTTCAACGTTGCCGCGTGAGGAAGTGCTAGTCCTGATGAGTCAAGCGGAATGGTTCGTGCATCTGCCGTTGAACTTTGAATCGGAAGGCCGTGCCGTGATGGAAGCGGTGCTGTCGGGCTGTCAGATTCACACCAGCCGCAACGTGGGGATCACCAGCGTTGAAGGTTGGGATGACCCGTCTAGGTTGAGGGAACTTGTGGACAACGCCGGGGTTCACTTTTGGGAGTGTGTGTATCAATGAAATGTGCTGTCTTGATCCCGACCTTTCAACGGGCTTACAAACTTTGGGACGTAGCCGAAAACGCTTTGCGATCTTCGGATGATGTGGTCGTGTATTTCGTGGTCGAAGCCGACGACGCTGACACGATGGCGATGATCCCTACGAACCCGTTCCGCAACGTCAACTTCATCTACAACGAACGCAGCAGAAACTATGCGGGGGCAATCAACACCGGGGTTCAACGCACCACGGAACCGCTGGTGTTCGCGGGGGCAGACGATCTGAACTTCCACCCGGGATGGCTTGAAATCGCTACCGCGAAGATGGTTGACCCGATCAAGGTGGTTGGCACAAACGATCTAGCGAACCCTGACGTTCTGGCAGGTAGCCATGCCACGCACTATCTCGTTGCCCGTGACTACGCCACGAACGGTGTTATTGACGAACCCGGGCTGATGCTGCACGAGGGCTACAACCACAACTGGACTGATACAGAATTTGTCGCAACCGCCCGACACCGTGGCGCATTTGCCCCATGTCTTTTATCTCATGTTGAACACAAACATTGGTGTTGGGGGAAAGCCCCGATTGACGAGACGTACAACAAAGGCAGTCGCACCGAACCCGCAGACCGTGTTCGGTTCCTAGAAAGGCAAGCATTGTGGACATAGCAATCACGGGGGCCGCAGGCTTCATCGGGTCAAACATGGCGAAGTATCTGCTAGAGGAAGGGCATCGGGTTCACGCCATTGATCACGCCGAACCTACCGAACCTTTCAGGCTTGGCATCTGGAACGAATGCCAAAACAAAAGTGTGATCGATTTGACCACCACGGAACCTGTGATCCCGAACGCTGACATCGTGATTCATCTTGCCGCGAACATGGGGGGCGTAGGATTTTTCCACAAGCACGACTACCAGCCCTACATTGACAACAGCCGCATCACGTTCAACGTCCTGTCGGCTATTGCTCGGTGGGAGATCCCGACAAGTTTTGTTGCGTCGTCAGCCTGCATCTATCCGACGCACCTGCAGATGGATGAACGCTTCCCGGCGCGACTGCACGAGGATCTGATTGAGTTCGGCTGGCCTGACCAGATGTACGGTCGAGAAAAGTTGATGATGCTTCGACTGGCGGAACGCCACGAACAGGATGTGCGGGTAGGGATTCTGCACACCGTCTATGGCATCGGGCAGGAATGCGAGGGTGAGCGAATGAAGTTCCCGACTGCTGCCGCAACGAAGGCGCTGAAGGCGCGTGAAACAGGGTTCGTCAAAATGTGGGGAAACGGAGAACAGAAGCGTTCGTATCTCTATATTGATGACGCGGTTAACAAGATTTGGGCGATCCTGAACGAGGACTATGACGGGCCTGTGAACGTGGGCTACGAAGGCGCGATCTCCTGCAACGAAGTGCAGACCTTGTGCCTGCAACTAGCAGGGGTTCCCGAAGCCAAGATTTACTACGACGAAACCGAACCGTCTGGGGTGCTGGGTCGGGACTGCGACAACACGAAGTTCAATGACCTATACGGGGATTTGTGTCTGGTGAATTATGCTGAAGGCTTTGAGCGTCTCATCAACTGGCTAGGAACACGATGACGATAACGAACGGCTATACAACTTTGAACGACGTAAAGGCTGCGTTGCGCATCGTGGATGCGGTCGATGACGGCCTGATCGAACTGGCTATCGAAACCGCGTCACGCGAAATCGACGGATACTGCAACCGCATCTTCTACAACGGTGGCACAACGGCACGATACTTCGCTGCGCAGAACGAACTTGTTTGCGACGTTGATGACCTCGCTGGGACAGCGATCACCCTACAAACCGATCAAAACGCTGACGGAAACTTTGCGTTGACTTGGACTCCATCGAACTACCAGTTGGAACCTTTGAACGGTTACAGCAACGGTCAGGTCTGGCCTTACACCCGTATCCGCGCCAGCCTCAACTACCTGTTCCCGAACACAAACGATCTTGCTTTGGTCAAGGTGACCGGGGTTTGGGGTTGGCCTTCCGTGCCGACCGCAATCAAATATGCCTGCACCATTCAGGCGCAAAGACTGTTCAAGCGGTATGACTCGCCACTCGGCATTATCGGTTTTGGTGACATGGGCGGTATTCGGGTTGGCAGCAGACTTGACCCCGATGTTGCCATGTCGATTGACCCCTATCGAAAGATGGATGGCATAGCGTGACCGCGACGATCAGCGAAGTGAAAGCGGGTTTGGCGGCACGGTTGGCGACAATCACCGGGCTACGCACCTTCGCCTACCAGCCTGACCAGTTGAACGCACCGATGGCCTACCCATCCATTGAGCAAGTTTTGTATCACCGCACGATGCGTTCGGGGCTGACCGAATTTGTTTGCACCGTCAGCGTCTTTGTGGCGCGACCCACGGAACGTCCCGCAGAATCCAGTCTTGACGCATACGCATCACCAACTGGGGCATCCTCGGTAAAGGCTGCGATTGAAGGCGACCGCACGTTAGGCGGCAAAGTTGATGACTGTCAGGTTGAACAGGTGTCGGGGATCAGTTCGATCAGCGCGAACGAAACCGAATACTTGACAATGGATTTCACGGTGCGGGTGTATTCTTCGTGACGATGAAATACAAGATCGTTGGGCCTTGCGCTGTGCATGACAACCTGCCGGGGGAAGTGGTTGAAGCAACCCCCGCATGGGATGTAGATTTCCTTTTGGCAACGGGTCACATTGAGCCTGCCGAAGTTCCTGCGTCAACCAAATCAAAACCTGAACCCGTTGAAACGGAGAACTAATGGCAAAGCAAGTTGCAACCGCAGTCGTCGTCAAGGTCGGTGGCGTTGATCTTTCGCAGTATGTTGCGTCGGTCAACCTGACGAGCAACGCGGCGGAAGTCGCTACCACAAACTTCGCGTCGGGTGGCGCTGTTGAGCGGACGGGTGGTTTGAAGGACAATAGCCTTCAGATCTCGTTCATGCAGGACTTCGCTGCTGCCGCTGTCGAAGCAACGGTCTATCCGTTGATCGGTGGAACCGCTGCATTTGAAGTCATCCCGAACGGCACTGCGGTCACTTCCACGAACCCGAAGTACTCGGGAACGGTTCTCGTCACCTCTTGGTCGCCTGTCGCTGGCGCTGTGGGCGAACTGCTCACCGCTGACGTAACGTGGCCCATCACGGGTGCGATCACGAAGGCAACCGCCTAATCACATCAATCACCTACCTGCGAGGTTATAAATGAGACAAGCACTTGAAGTGCTGTTCCAAGATGGCAAGGTTGAAAAGGTCATCGCGTTCTACCCGGACTATGTGAAGTTTGAGGAACGCTTTGACCGCAACCCCATCGTCGTCACCTTTGATGATTTCCGTTTGACGAATCAGGGCTTTCTTGCGTGGGCTGCTTTGACCCGTGAGAAGCGCACTGCGTTGCCGTGGGAAGAATGGATCAACACAGTTGAGAACGTGAAAGCGTTGGATGACGAGGTTGAACACGCCCCTTTGGAGAGCAGTCAGCCCATTGGTTCATCGCAAGACTCGCAGTAGAAACGGGTATTGCACCTTCGGTGCTGATGCAAGAATCATCTAGGATGCTTTACACAATGTATGCCTACCTGCGGTGGCGAAGGATTAAGGAAGGCAGGTAGCCATATGCCCGGTACACGCTCGGTCACCGATCTTGCGGTGCTTATTGAACGTGCGGGGCAGGCTGCTTTGGAGTCGCAGAAGGAAGGCGTTTTTAAGGCTGCGCTGATGTTGAAGAACAGCATCGAAGGCGAACGCACGAAAGCCTTGAAGGGGAAAGATCACTTTTCGCGCATGACGCAAAAGAAGCAGCGCAGCGGATCATTCACGGGCATTCGACCCGAAACGCATAAGTTGAAGATTTGGTTCGACATGAAAGGGACATATAACCCGACCGCCTTGCTGGTGGCGCGTGGCCCGTGGGGACTTATTGAGTACGGTTCCCCCAAACATGAAATCACCGCAACGCTTGGCAAAGTTCAATATCAGAAGGGCAAGAAAGGCGCACGGGCTTATGCGTTGCGTCAACGGTCGCTAGACGTTGCGTTTGGCGGCGCTGGTCTATTCAGTGGTGCAACCCCGTTGCGTACTCCACACGGTCCCCGTTATCGGGTGCGTAATCATCCCGGTACGAAAGGCAAGCAACCTTTCAAGAAAGGTTTGGAAGCCAAGAAGGATGATGCTGCACGGGTGGCGACCGCACTGGTTCAGTCCCGCGTGGTTGATGTTTGGCGTATGGGTAGGGAAACGTTGATCACGGTTCGTGGTAGCGACAAGTCCTTCGGTCAAGGGATGGTCGGCTGATGGCTACCGTCACGCAGCGTCTTGCGTTCCTCATTTCCGCTAACGCGGATTCGGCTATTAAGGCGTTTGAGAAAACGTCTGGTTCTGCCGCGAAAGAAATGGCGAAGGCCGAAAAGAGTTTGGAGAAGGCTGGCGCGAACCTAACGAAGTTTGGTGCTGCTGGTCTCGCTGCGGCAGGCACGTTGGGTGGCGGCCTGTTCAAACTTGCGCAAGGCGCTATTGAGGATCAGAAAGCGCAAGCGTTGTTGGCTGAACAGTTGCGCAATTCGACTGGCGCGACACAGAAACAAATTGATGCTGTTGAGAAGTTGATTGACAAGACTGCCCGTGCGACGGGTGTTGCTGACGATCAGTTGCGACCCGCGTTGGGGAACCTTGTTCGCGCTTTCGGTGATACCGATAAGGCGACGACTGTATTGAGTACTGCCCTCGATATCAGCGCGGCGACGGGACGCGATTTGGAAACCGTCACGATTGCATTGGGTCGCGCAGCGTCGGGGAACGTTGGGGCTTTGTCGCGTCTCGGTATCCCACTTGATGAGAACGTCAAGAAGTCGAAGGACTTTAATGCTGCGCTTCAAGCGTTGAATGAACAGTTCGGTGGCGCTGCTGCTGCTCGGGCTGAAACGTATGCAGGCAAGTTGGATCGTGCGAAGGTGGCGATCAGCGAGGCTGGCGAGTCCATCGGAACCGCGTTCATCCCGGTGGTTGAAAAGTCTGCTACTGCGATTGCTGGCACGGTCAACAAACTGGGCGAGATCAACAACGCGACGGGTGGTGCTATCGGCAAGTTCGCTGCGTTCGGCACGGTCGGTTTGGGTGTGGTTTCCACATTGTCGCTGGTGGCGGGGCAGGCGATCAAACTGCGTGACAGGTTCACCACGCTTGGCGATGACGGTGAACGTTCAATGACGAAACTTGGCAACGCGGCGAAGTATGCGAGTTTGACGCTCGCTGCTATCGGGTTGAGTGAGGCGACGTTTGCGGTACTGAATGAGATGAATAATTCGTCGCAGAAACTGGAACAGGGTTTGCAGGATTTGAATGTGGCGTTGTCGCAGGTTGATGCCAGCGCGATGCTTCGACAGTTCCGTGAACTTGTCAAAGATCAGGACAGCGTTCTTCGCTTCTCTAATATTTGGGGAGATTTCGGTAAGAGAATCACGATTGTTGGTGGCGAAGCCGATCGCAGCATTGAGGACATTGACCGAGCGTTCCAGCAGGTGTTGAAGGAATCGGGGCCGAAAGCGGCACAGAGTTTGTTGGATGCGTGGTCTGCGCAGAACTCCACACTTGATCAGGCAAGCGGTCAATACAAAGACAACACGATGCTGATTGAGCGTTACCAGTCTCGTATTGATTCGCTGACGGGTTCGCAAAAGGCGTTGAATCAAATTAACGCTGAAGCAAGCGTCGGGCTGGTTGAACTGAAGAAAACCTACGAGGACTATTCACGCGCCCTTATACGGAACGAGGATCGTCAGCAACAGTTGACGATTGAGAAGGCTGTTAACGCTGAACGTGAACGGCAATCTGCCGCAGACCAGAAGGCGGCTGAGGCGGCAGCAAAGTTCAAGGCCGAAGTCGAAACCCTCGCACAAGCGTTGCAAACAAAACTTGCTAAGGCGTTGTCTGATGCGGAACAGAACGCGGAGAAAGCGAACACGGCATACAAGACGTACCGTGACACGATCAGCGGATCGGTGTCCGGGGTCGTCAATCTTGGTAACGCTCAGGCGACCGCTGCAGAGAACACTAAGAAGTTGGCTGATGCGCGAACCGAGGAAGGCCGTGCGCAAGGCAAACTGAACGAACTCTTGGGTAAGCAGGTTGATATTGATGACAAGGTCGCTGCCGCCCGTGAGAAATTGATTGCGGCACAGCAACGTCCTGATAGCGATAAGGAAAAGGCTGACGCGATTAAGGACGCTGAACGCGACTTGAACCGCCTGTTGGAGGATCAGACCGGGATCGTGAAGCAGGTCACGGATGCGCGTACCGATCTTGCGACTGCTACGAATGCTGTGTTGACTGCGGAGAAGCAGCCTTTGACCTTCGCTGACGCTTTGGCAGGGCAGGTGACAAAAGCCGAAGGGTTCAAGACGAACCTGCAAAAGGTTCTTGATTTGGGTGGCGATCAGGCACTCATCGACCAGTTGACTGCCGCTGGCGCTGACGCAGGCAATTCCATCATCACAGGCATTCTTGCGTCGTCTGACCCGGCGCAAACCGTTGACGATTTGGATAAGACGTTGGCGAACGTTGCCGCGTTCGCGTCGGCTATCGGAACGATCTCGGCTGACAAGTTCTTTGGGGCTGGCGTGAAACTTGCCGACGACCTGCTGAGGGGCGTTACGGAAGAGTTGTCAAAGATTGATGTTGACAAACTGGCGGAATCGAAGAACCCGTTGAAGGCGTTGCGTCGGGCCTCCAACAAGTTTGATTCGTCGCTCGGGTTCCTGTTCAGCGAGAACGCTTTAACCATTCCGTCCCTCGCTGATGGCGGCATTGTCCCTGCCCGTCCGGGTGGGACGTTGGTGCGGGTCGGTGAAGCAGGGCAGGATGAGATGGTGTTGCCCCTGCCTCGTCAGCAGTCGGGCAGTAATATCACGATCAATGTGACTGCCGGGATGGGTGCTGATGGTGCGCAGATCGGTCGGCAGATTGTGGATGAACTAGTTGCGTACCAGCGTCGGGTTGGTGCGTTACCGATAAAGGTGAGTGGATAATGCCTAGCGTGTTTCCTTATACGAACGGAACTGCAACTACGGATTCGTTTAGCGATCCGTTGTCCACTTCGCCTTTGAACAGCCCTTCGCATTCTCAGTTGCATCAGGACATAAACACCGCTGTGGAAACGATTGAGACTGTTTTGCAGTCTGGTGGCGGGTCGCGGAATGTTTTGTATAACGGTGCGATGCAGGTGGCGCAACGTGGAACCAGCACAGCGAGCATCACGACGAACGGCTATTACACCGCTGATAGGTGGCGACATAATCCGACCTCTTTTGGAACGTGGACAGACTCGGTAGAAAATGATGCACCTACAGGTTCGGGGTTCCGCAAATCACTGAAAGTTCTTTGCACTACAGCAGATGCCTCGCCTGCATCAACTGACGAACATTGGGTATCGCAACTCCTTGAAGGACAAGATTTGCAGGCATTCAAGAAGGGAACGTCATCCGCTCAGCAATTCACTGTGTCGTTTTGGGTCAAAGCAAATGTGACTGGAACTTACATTTTTGAGTTGTATGACCTTGATAACACACGCCAAGTAAGCAAGTCCTACACAATTAGCGCCTCTGGCACATGGGAGTTCAAGACGCTTACGCTTCCAGCAGACACAACGGGTGCGTTTGATAACGATAATGCCACATCGCTGTATTGCGTATTTTGGCTAGGGGCAGGTTCTACATTTAATTCGGGAACACTCAATACGTCGTGGGCATCAGCAACAAACGCCAATCGTGCGGTGGGTCAAACTAACCTTGCTTCTGCCACGAACAACTATTGGCAGGTTACTGGTGTCCAGTTGAATGTTGGTGGGGTTGCTGCACCGTTCGAGTTCAAGTCATTTGAGCGTGATTTGCAAGAATGTCAACGCTATTACGAAAAGTCATACAACGTAACCACTGCGCCTGCAACAGCAACCACAGAAGGATTGCAGGCATGTGGTTCAATGCTTGACGGCGCTAGCCAATGGTTTGCCAATGTTTATTTCAAAGTTGAGAAACGAACACATTTATATACCGTCTCGTTCTATAACGAAGATGGAACGGCTGGTTGGAAATTTTCAAGGTCTGGCGCAACCACGACAGCAACACCAAGTTATATTTGGCCCTCAACATCTGGTTTCAGCCCATACTATGTGTGGTCTGGTGCGACATGGGTTGTTGCTCTTGGATACGGTCATTACATAGCAAATGCGGAGTTCTGACGAATGACTATTTACAAAATCCGCAAACCAGAAGACATCTTCATTGCGGATGGGCTTACTTATATTCACGCAAGCGATGGCAGACAATTCCCTGCTAATGAACAAAATCCTGATTACCAGCAATACCTTGCGTGGCTCGCTGAAGGCAACACACCTGAACCGTGGCAACCTGAAACCTGATGCCCCCCCTTTACGATTCAACCAGCACCTACGACGATCTTGCTTTATCGTTCGACGGGTTCGGCGCACCGCTGGCGAATATGCCTGCGGTCGGTGTGTTCATCGCATGGACTGATACGCCTTATACGGTGTCTCCTGCTTGGACTGAGATTAGTCAGTATGTTCGGCAGATCAGTATTCGTCGCGGTCGGCAGGATGATCTGCAACAGTTCCCGCCCGGTACAGCATCGCTGGTGTTGGATAACCGTGAACGCTTGTTCGACCCGTTCAATACTTCGGGTGCGAACTATGCGAATTTGAAACCGCGTAAGCAAATCAAGATCGTGGCGAACTGGGCTGGCACGGAATACCCGTTGTATCGCGGGTTTGTCGCCGGGTGGCCTGTCGAGTACACGGAAGCAGGACTTGATTCAACGGTCACCATTGACTGCTTTGACGCACTTGGTTTGATGGCAAACGAAACAATACCTATCGAATTGGCAGATTATTACACTCGCACATTGTCGCCTCGTCGGTATTGGAAATGTGATGATTCACGAACAACTGGCGTCATTGTTGATTCATCTGGAACCTCTCCACAAATAAATCTCAACTATCAAACAACGGCGATCTTTGAGGTTTCTCCTATGGCAGATGGGATTGCGGGAAAAGGTGTCTTACTTGCTGTTGCCGCACAAGGAATTCGCACCGGGTCAAATACAACAGTAAATGACATAAGCGCATCATTTTGGGTCACATGGTCAAATCAAGCATCAACCATTCCAACCTTTACTTATGAACTAAATGGTTGTATATTCACTCTGTTTTGGAACATCACATCTGGAATTTTCAGATTGCAAATGTTCAACGGCACGAATCAAATCACAAACGATTATCAACAACCAACAGCAAACGTGCCGACCCACTATGTAATTACGGGTACTGCTAACGCTGGCAGTACGCCATCTGCAAGTCTGTATCGCAACGGTGAATTTTTATCTCCGTCTAGCACATCTAGTGGTGCTGCTGTATTTGTTTTCGGGAATGAGTCGTTGTCTATTGAAAGATCAGCGTTTCAAGAGATTTCAACTTACGCACGAATCTTGTCGGTTCCTGAAATCGTTTTGATTTACAATGTTACGACTGGTCGTATAGCAGAAAGCACCACGAACAGACTTCAACGCCTTCTTGGTCTCACAACTTTTTCGTCGTTCTTGCAATCGTTTACGTCAACACCAGTTGCAACAGTATCGGAAATCACGCCTAAGTATTCAGTGCTGCCAGAAATGCAAACCGTAGCCATCTCAGAAGGTGGGGAATTTTTTGTTGATGAGCAAGGAATTGTAACGTTTGTTGAACGTAATTATTGGGCAAGTCGTACCCGCAGCAACACTTCGCAAACAACATTTACAGATAGTGGTGTTGGTATAAAATATGACGCAGATAGCATCGCTTTAGATTTTAACGCTGACTTGATTAGAAACTCTGTGAATGTTGAGTTCACAGGCGGCGGGTCGGTTAATGCGTCTGATTCAACTTCAATTTCAACTTATGGGGCTGCGCAAGAAACCATTCAGACGTTTCTTGATTCACCTACGTCAGCAGAAACGTTGGCTGATCTTCGACTGTCTATTTATAAGAACCCGAAGTTGGCGTTAGAACCGTTCTTGTCGAAAGGTCAGCAAGATCCGTCTTATAACTGGCCTCGCCTGCTTGCCCTAGAACTGTTGGATCGGGTGACGTTTAAGCGAACTCCTTCGGTGGGGTCGGCTGTTCAGCGTGACCTGTTGGTGCAGTCGATTGAGCATAGGATTACGCCGGGGGAGTGGCAGACTGTGGTGAATGGTTCTACCCGTTACACGGGCTGGTTTATTCTTGGGGTTTCACTTTTGGGTTCTACAGAGGATGTGCTTTTGTAATGGCTACACAATGGACTGCTGGACTCAGCGATAACACCCCGTTGCCTGCTGCGACGTTGAACAGAATCGGCGCAGCGTGGGAAACGTGGACTCCGACGATCAGCACGACCGCAGGAACCATTACGACCGGAGAAATTAAATACGCTCGGTATGGGCGTATTCAAAACCTTGTCTATGGGGCATTTTCCTACACGATCACGACAGCCGGGACAGCAGCAGGAGCGGAACTAGAGTTCACTGTCCCTATCAATCTCCGAAGCAATTATGCAACGGGTGACCAAGTCGGCGTAGGCAGAGAAACCGCCGCGACTGGCGTGACTCTGAATGTCCTAAACATTGCAGGGACGAAATTAAGAATAAATACATACTTAAACGCCGGGTGGATACAAAATACGCGCGGAGCATCTGTATTTTTCTTGTATGAGGCGGCATAAATGAACCTGAATAATCTCGGCTTAACCCAAACCGACGACCCTGACGTTCTGGCGGCGCGTATGCGTTACCAGCGTGATTTATTGCTTGCCGCATCCGACTGGACTCAGACCGCTGATGCACCCGTTGATAAAGCAACGTGGGCTGCTTACCGTCAGGCGTTGCGTGATTTTCCTGCGACATGGGAACCGAATGAGATCTGCGACTTTCCTAACCCACCGGGGTTTGTTGAGCCTGCGCCTGTTGAAGAGGCGCAACCATCAACCGACGCTGGCTGATCGCAGCCCCAGCCCTACTACTTGCTTTCGCTTCGACCGCGAACGCTGACAACCCGCGCATCACAGGAACACCCGCTGACTACTGGTTCACGTTTGATGAGCAGCAGCAGTTTGTTGCACGAACGTTCGCGGTGCAGGGCTACGGGTCTGATCCGATGCTGTGGCTCTATACGCAAGCAGGTGAACTGGTCGCGCAGAATGACGACTGGTATGGGTTGCAGTCGAACCTTGATCTGATCGTCAATTCCGGCACATATCGCCTTCGGGCAGGGTTCTGTTGCGGTGACCCGAACGCGACCCGATTGGGACAGGTGTATGACCTGCAAACTTCGGTAGCCCCGATCACTCCCAATGCTGATCCGACGACGACCGTTCCCGAATCAACGACCACCAGCGTTGAATCGTCAACAACAACGCAACCACCAGAAACGACTTCGACCACCGACGCACCGACCACGACCCTTCCCGAAACGACTAGTTCGGTAACGATACCGACGACGACACAACCCGAAGTGACTGTTGCGCCGACGACCAGCGAGCAAACCACGACGACCGTTCCCGAAGTGTCCACAACGGTAGAGATACCAACCACTACGCAAGAGGTCACGACGACCACCGAAGTTGCCACGACGACCAGCGACGTACCTACAACAACGGAACCAACCACGACCACCGAGGAACCGTCAACAACTGTTCAAGTGACGACGATCTTGCCTACCAGCATCCTGCCGTTGCCGCCGTTGAAACCGACTGCCACCACAAGCCCCACAACCGCCCCACAGACGACGACAACCACCGAACCGCCTACGACCAGCACCAGCGAAGTTTTAGTAACCACGACCCGTATAGAGGCTGTCCCGCCTGAAACCAGCAGCACCCTGCCACCGACCGTTCCCGAACCGACCGCCCCCGAGCCGATCACCGAACTACCAGCCGACATACAAAACCTGACAATCACAGAGAAGGCGCAACTAGTTGAACAGTTGAACGCTGCCCCGGTGGAACTGAAACGTGAGTTTGAGGAAACCGTCAACGTCTTTGGCGGTGGCTTCGACAACTATGTGCCAGCCGATCAGCGCGTCCCTGTCGGCACACGACGCACCCTCATCGCTGTAACTGCCGCGATGGTAACTTTGTCCACAACTGCGCCAGCCCGAAGGAACAGATCATGAAAGTTTGGCGCGAAATCACAGCACTAGCGTTCACTCTGCTTGCTTCGGTCATCACGATCCTGACCCTTTCAGGGAGATTGCAAACGTGGGCGTTGTGGCTCACCTTTGGCGCTTTGGCGTTGCATCTTCTCGGGGTTGTTACAGACAAGGAAGATCAATGAAAACTGTTGCCCTTCGGGTACTCGCTGTGTTCGGCTATTCGTCGCTTGCCGCTGTCGCAGGTGGGGCCATCGTCAATGTCGAACTGTGGAAGTCGGCCTTTATCGCGGGGGCCGTAGCCGCGTCCAACGTGGTCGGCAAACTGCTTCAGGCGTATGCAAACGATGGCAAGATCGACCGCGACGAACTGAACGATGCGTTCGGCGGGAAGGTGAAGCGATGAAATACACGGGTAGCACTGACGCGCCGGGGCAGACCAAAGCCCGATCCGGCACAGAGAAACTGATCGACATTCTGAACAGCCGTTGGGGTTTCACTAACCTCGGCATCTACGCCAACCGTCCGATGCGCGGCAGCAACCTGCTATCGGTTCATGCGACGGGCCGCGCCCTTGACGCTGGCATCCCGAAGAACAAGCAGAGCGATCAGGCGTGGGTTTCGCAGGTGTTTGACTGGCTCGTTGCCAATCATGTCACCCTCGGCATCGAAGAGGTACACCAATACTGGTTTAAGGATTGGGGTAGGGCTTTTCGTTGTTCGCGCAAAGAGTTGGGGGGCAAGCCCGGGGTGAAGATTTGGACAGCGACGGACAATGGCGGTACGCCCGGTGGAAAATGGCTGCACATCGAACTTGCGGCAGGGGATAACGGTGGCTTTGCCGACGATCCCGTTGGTTTGACGAAGGCTTGGAAATCGGTTAGCGCGACCGCACCCGCGCCAAACAAGCCATGATCCCGTTCCTCGCCTTCCTCGCCTTCGTTGGCGTGACCATCTGGGCGGTCAACACGCTTCTTAATTCGTTGCGTGATTTCGATGACTGAAGCAATCATCGTCGCTGTCATTACGGGCGGGTTCGCAGTCGTCGTGGCGGTGCTACAAAACTTTCGTAAAGAGAACCGTGACGACCACGCCTTTGTTGTAACCTCGCTGAACAGGATTGAACACAAGATTGATGATCATGTTCGGGATCACGCCACCGGGGAACTGTGAGGATGGTGAAGGGGATGGGCATTAAAGACGAACTGGAAGCCGAACTGCATTTAGGCATTCAACGCTGCAAGGTCGGCAAGTTCCTTGACACTCTTGACCCGAAGGATGCGGCAGAACTGCAACAAGCGTTTGAGTCGCAGACCTATCCGATTGAAGCGGTGCGTCGCGTCATGTTGAAACGAGGCTTCGACGGGGGCAGCACCATCTGCCACCGTCACGCACATAGGTCGTGTTCCTGTGTCAATTGAAGATGAACTGAACGCCATTGGCAACGACCGCATCGAATCTTTGCGGTACAAACGGCAACGCGACGACCTACAAAACCAGTTGAACCTGACGATTGCCGAATTGGAACAGGCTCGTACCGCACTCAAGTTCATTGAATCCACGCAGGCAACAACGATTCAGCCGCCCCGCTGGTTGTCCCCTGAGAAACCAAAGCAGTCAGCCGCCACGCTTGCGCTACTGCTGTCGGATACACACTTTGACGAGGTAGTGAACCCTGACGAGATCCATGGCCTGAACGCCTACAACCGTGAGATAGCAACCCTTCGCCTGCACAAGTGGGGAACCAACGTGGTCAAACTGGCGCGGCATTATCTCGCCGGGATCAAATATGACGGAGTTGTGCTGATGCTCGGTGGCGACACTTTCAGCGGTGACATTCACGAAGAACTGTCTGAGACGAACGAAGATTCGATGTTGGGCAGTTTGCTGTACTGGTCGGAACAGATCGCAGCCGCCATTGACCTGTTGCACGGCGAGTTCGGGAAAGTTCACGTTGTCGCAGTCCCCGGTAACCACGGTCGCACAACCCGTAAACCTCGGGCAAAGATGCGAGCCAAAACAAACTTCGACTGGCTGCTGGCAAAGATGGTTGAACGGCATTTCGCTGGCAATAAGGCGGTCACGTTTCAGGTTCCTGAGTCGGCTGACTGCCTGTTCACCGTCTATGGGCGAGGGCATTTGTTGACTCATGGTGATCAGGCGCGTGGCGGTGGCGGCATCGGCGGCATCTGGCCCCCGATCATGCGTCTGCGCGCACAGAAGATGCAGCGGTACATGGCAACGGGTGGGCAGTTCTCTACCTTGTGGATGGGGCATTGGCATCAACTCATCCAGACACCGGGAATGGTTGTGAACGGGTCGATGAAAGGCGCAGACGAATACTCAATCGTGATGGGCTTCGGCTACGAGGAACCGCAGCAGGCATTTAGCGTGATCGCACCTGAGAAGGGCATCGTGTGGCAGGCCCCGGTGTTTTGTATGGATCGGGCTAAAGAAAAATGGTGACCTACGATCTGGTGCTGGTCATTTGGCATGACGCGCACAGCCTGAACGATGGCTGGTTGACGGTTGACGAAATTGACGACGATCCGTGTGAGGTGCATACGGTCGGCTATCTGATTCCTGATAGCAAGACGGGTCACGTTGTTGTTGCGCAGTCGATTAACACGAATGATGGGATTGATTCCGTGATGGCGATTCCTGTTGCTATGGTGCAGCGTTTGACGATTTTGAAGTGATCTAGCGGGGGGTCGGGTATTCCCCTTCCCCGATCCCCCGCACCCCCACAAAGCAAAAGCCCCGCACCAGCCAAATCGGTTGATGCGGGGCTTTCGTGTAATGCGGGTTCAGTGAATCACGATTCCCGAAGGCGTAACGCAGTCGGTGACGATGCGCTTACGATCTGCGCAGTAGTAACCACGACCTACAAAACCTTCTCCTGCGTCCCATGTGAGGAGGTCTGTGATGCCCTTGCGAGCGTTGCGCTTCAGCACGATCATCGCGCTGTTGTAGGTGTGGGCTGGTGTGGTGTTGGTGTTTGTCATGAACAGAACTATACACCCAAAGAACAGAATTGTGCAAGTATCCCGCAAACCCGCATGAAATAGGGCTTTCGTGAGGGTATTTGCATCGTGTTACACCCATCGGGCATGATTCTGAACGTGGGCAAACCAGCCCACCACAAGCAAGGGGAAAACATGAAACGGATACCTAAACCCGAACACGGGTCTGTCGAATGGCGCAACCTGCGCCACCGGGACACAGAAGACAACTGCATCTTCGGTGCATCCGAAGCAGGCGCATTGATGGGGGCAAGCGAGTTCACGACACGGGCAGAACTATTCGCGTCAAAAATGAGTGAACCTGTGATCACGCCACCAACTGCAGCGATGCTCAAGGGCATCTACTTTGAGTCAGGGCTAGGACGATTCGCAGCAAGCGAACTCGGGATCAACCTGCATGAGCCGACAGAAATGTTTGCGCGTGGCAGGTGGGTCGCAACGCTGGACTACGCAACCGACGACTACGCAACCGTGGTCGAATGCAAAGTGACGAACAGCAAAGCGATCCGCGACGAAGCCGATCTCATCCCATCATGGGTGTTGCAAGGCCACGTTCAACACTTCTGCACGGGCGCGCAGATCTACTTCAGCGTGTTCGACCGTCAACAACAGTTGTCGCTGATCCCGATGCAAATTCAACCCGGTGTCATTGACCAGTTGAACGAGATGGCGGAACTGTTGGGAAGCGCAGTCGATGAACAGACGATCCCCGCATGGCTTGAAGATGAGATGACCGCCGACCTCATCCAACAGTTGATCCCTGTTGAGGAGGGCAAAGGCATCGAAGCCGACGAGCATTTGATCAACTGGATCACCGACTTTGAAACGTCTAAGAAGATGAAGAAGGACGCGGAAGAGGCTGAACAGTTTGCGCGTGACCAGATCGCCAAGCGCATGGGTGACGCTGAATTCGTCGTCGCTGACGGGCGCACGATCCTGTCGTGGAAACGGCAGAAGGGTCGCTCACGATTTGATTTGGAAGCGTTCAAGACTGCGCATCCTGATCTTGCAAAGCAATTCATGACGCAAGGCGCGCCCATCAGGGTTATGCGCTTCGGAAAGGGGAAATGAAATGAAGCCAGATACAACACCGTTCAACCCGAACATCGTGCAAGCGTTGTCACGGGTCATGGAAGATGTTGGCGCGGTACGCAAAGGTGACCGCAACACGCATCAAAACTTCAACTTCAGGGGCATCGACGCGGTAGTGAATGCCGTGTCACCAGCCCTACGGAAGCACGGAATCGTCGTCACCCCACAAGTTCTTGACTACCAGTACGAGACGGTGCAGGTCGGCAACCCGGCTAAGAACATGGCGAGCGTTCGCGTCATGGTGCGGTACACATTCAACGCCAGCGACGGGTCAAGCATTGAAACTGTCGTACCTGCGGAATCGTTTGATTCGGGTGACAAGGCGACAGCGAAGGCGATGAGCGTGGCTTTTCGCACTGCGCTGTTGCAAACCCTCTGCTTGCCAACCGATGAAACCGATCCTGATGCGCAGTCCTACGAACGGGCAAGCCATCCGACGAGCCACACGCCAGCCCCACGGAAGGCGACAGGTTCAACGAAGGAACCGGGTGAGTCAGCGGAAGTGATCCCGATTGGTGACGGTCTCGCAACCCAACCGCAGATCGGCACGATCAAGAAACTGGTACGGGAATGCAATTTAGAGTCAGCGAAGGACGTTGCCAGCAACGTGACGGGCAGGACGATCACCAGCGCAACTGACCTGACGAAGGCTGAAGCATCAGCGGTGATTAAGGAACTGCTGGCGATGAAAGAGGCGCTGTCATGAAACATGGGCGTTCGGCATACCTGCGGAAAGTGTGCAAGTGCGACATCTGTACGCAAGCCGCAAAGCAATACATGAAGGATTACCGCAGCAGCACGTTCGGCAAACAGAAACATTCGATCAACGCCCGTAAGAAAGCAAGGCGTGACGCGATGTGCCGTGAGTGGATGAAAGCGAACCGTCCCGATGTGTTTAAGCGGATTTGGCAGGCGGTGGAAAGTGGAAGTTGAGCGACTGAACAACGCGCTGGTGTTGATGCGTGGCGCGAACGAGAACTTGCGTCGGCAGGGCGAGGATGCCGGGTTAGGCGAAGCCCTGTGCGATCTGGTCGAAGAGGCCCGTGATTACATCGAACGCCTACGCAACACCATCGCAGGCTTTGTGGAAGCAGATCAGGCAGGATATTTTCCGTTCGTCGCTGACGACTTCTGCGGCATCGGGCAGGTGCTGGTGCAAATCTTCCGTGAGGATGACGGGACAATGACTTGCGCGTTGGCGCATCGGGCAGACCAGTGGCAAACATGGTCACCACCGACGAAGGCGGTACAAGGATGAGTAACGCAAACCGCAAGTCACGCAAACAGCGTCGCCTACCTGTTGAACCGATCCTGAAACTGATCCCTACGGTCAGCCAGCGAGAACACAGCGGAATGTTCAAACCGGGTCGAACAATCAGGTATCACGACGCAGATAGGTTCTGCGTGAAGCACCTCGGGTTACATCCGTTCTTTGTCTATGGGGACGAGTGGTATGAGTGAAATTGTTCAACATCTAAACGACCTGAAGTACCTTGCCCTGCATGATCGGCTGGCTGAAGTTGATCCGAAGGTAATCGCGGCCATCTGTTCAATGGCGGTCAACGCGATTCAGCCGAAGCCAGCGGTACGCGCTAATGCTTCGACCACCACGCGCAAGGCTGCACAGTCGGTAGCCCCACGCGCAGGTTCACAACGGCATCGCCTACTGGAACAGTATTGGCTGCACGACGATTTGACCGACGAGGAAGCAGGGCAGGCTTCGGGTCTGCGCACCCCCGGCTGCGCCTACTGGATGCGGTGCAGCGAACTACGCCAGCAAGGATTCATTGAACCTACGGGCCGAACGCGCACCAGCACAGCAGGTGAACAGCAGAATGTGTGTCGGATCACCGACGAAGGAAGGCGCATCTTTGAGTATTCAACTGTGGCGTGAAAAAGCAGCGTGTCAAGGTTTGCAACCGAACGAGGCCATACGCACGTTTTTCCCGGTCGGTCACGGTGTACGCAAAGACCGTTGGGATGCAGCATGGTCGTACTGTCAACGTTGTCAGGTGCATCGGGAATGTTTAGCGATGATCATGGAAGTTGATGCGATTGATGACAAAATCGGAATGTTCGGCGGGTTGACTCCGAATGAGCGTTTGCAGATCCGTCGCGGTCGCGTCTTGTTTGACAAGCAGTTTGATGACGGTTACGCCTACAGAAGCAACCTGAAACTATGACTGACTATTTGAAACCGAAAGCGGATTGTGTTTGCGGCTGCGGTCTCTTTGGTACTCCCCTGAAACGTCCTGAAGGACACATCCGGGGTTGCAAATGCCCCCGGTGCATGGGCAAACGCAATCGTGCGAAAGGAGATGCGAAGGCTCGCAAGGCGCGGAAGGCTCTTGGCATTACCGGGGTCAATTCGCGGCATGAGGAAGTTTGGGGCGGGGATGTGCGTGTCGAAGTGAAAGCAGGCGCGCAGATCAAACCTGTCGTCACCGCCTTCCTGCGGTGCGAGATACAAAGTGAACAACACAGACCCATCGGGGATACAAGACCGTTCATGCTGGTTGCGATGCCTGACGGATCAACAGATGGACTGATTGTGATGCGGTTGAAGGATTATGTGAAGCATCACGGCATTCAGCCCGTGTAGAATTGCCAGACAAATTGAAAGCCCCCGCACAGCGGAAACTGTCGGGGGCCTGACCTAAGAGAGAGGTTCTTAGATGAAGCAAATGGTACAGCAAACGTGCGTTCGTAAGGCAACGAGGTGACGCGCAAAATGCAAGGGGACAACTACTTTTCGATCATCCCTGAATGGGTGCTGGACTCGCCTATTTCGGCAACCACGGTGCGCCTGTATTGCGTCTTGCAGCGTTACGCCAACAGTCACGGGGTCTGCTTCCCTTCCCGGTCAACGCTGGCGAAGCGTTGCCAAGTCTCAATCAAGACCGTGGATCGTTGCGTTGACGAACTAGAGCAGATCGGGGCATTGACCGTTGAAAAGAAACGCCACGACAAAGGCGACTGGGCAAACAATGTCTATACGGTGATCACTTCTGATCCGCGCAGGGTAGCGACAAAAACGACCCTACCTAGCGACAAAAACGACGCTACGGGTAGCGACAGAAACGACCCACTAACCAAAGCCATAGAGAACGAGAGCCAAAGAACCATATCTACCCGTTCGCTCAACAGCGAACAGGCGCGGGGCATTTCGCAAACATGGTGGGAGAAACAAGATCGACCTACAGGCAAGTTCATCGCGCTGGTGAAGATTGTGGAACGCACTCTTGATGCCGGGTGGGAACCGCAGGTCGTGTCACAGGCTTTAGGTACGTTTGTGGTGATCCCGTCGCTGGCGCAACTGGAATTACAGATGAAGGGTCGTCGCGGTGCGCAAACGAAGTACGACAGGAACCGTCAGGTTCTTGAACAGACTCTGCAACAGCAGAAGAACGACGCGATACGTCTCGCGTTTGACGCTCTAGAGAAGGGGAACGAAAGTGAATCTGACTGAAGTGACTGGGCTGCTCGCCATGATCAACGAGTACGACCAGCGGATGACGATCACCGAACACACAGCAGGCGCTTGGCTGCGAGCGTTAGACCCGACAATGACGTTGCCGTTTGCATCCGATCAAGTGATCCGCTACTACGCGAAAGACAACTACCGATCCATTTCTATCGCCTACCTGAATCAGATGTGGCGGGACAGCAAACCGCGCAACACGATCAGCGCAGCCTTACCCGAGTTCACAGGCCCGAACAAAGATGTTTCACGCTGGATGTGTATGTACGGCATCCTTGAAGGCGTGGAAGATCTCAACTTGTGTAGGTCGCGTGACCCGCAAGCCTCAGCAATTCTTCGCCTGAGAGATGATCACGCGCAACGAACCGGGATACCAATGCCGATCATCAACGCACGAAAAGTGTTCGCGCATCTTGATTGGGAATGGTTTGATTCAAATCGTGAACTGCACGAACATCGGATAAGGTGAATCCATAACTTCAGGCGTGTCGGGAAAGGAAACTTCCTGCATCGTGTCGGGTTCGACACGCCACAACTGAATCGCCTTACAAGGGCTTGATCGAAGGAAGTCTGATGAAACGTTTTATCGCAGTTCTATTTGCTGTATCCATGTTGACCGCGACACCCGTGAAGGCTGCTGACGCGCCTGCGTGGGTGGTCAAGAAATACAATGAGGGTTCTCGTTGCCCAAAGTGGGAACCGCTGTTCAAGGAACACGGGTTACCCGTAGTTTTGTTCTCATATATTTCGTTCAGGGAAAGCAGGTGTCGTGAAAAAGCGGTCAACGCTCGCTGGCGTGATGGTCGCATCGTCTGGACTCTGAACCGCAACGGCACATACGACAGCGGCATTCTGCAGATCAACTCGTCGTGGCGAACCGTGACCCGCAACGTTTGTGGCGGTGGGCTAGATCGCCTGTTCGACCCGGTGTGCAACGTCAAGGTGGCGGCATTCCTGTATCACGACTCCGGGGCGGGCCATTGGGGTTTCAGGGGCTACTAGGGGCGTTTATTTGCCTTCTAAGCCCCGATAGCCCCTAGATCGGGTGT